TATTGGCTGCCTGCTTTTCTGAAATTTCCTGTACCTTTTTCTGCGTTCTTTCTAACCGTTCATACTGCCTTTGCAACTGCTCCGTATCTTGGCTTAGATTATCCGTATTTATCCCTGCTGCCCTCAAACTCTCGGATAGTTCATCTAACCTTTCCTGCTCGTCTGCTGCAGCATTTTTTGCCTTTGCCAATGCTTTAGCTGCGTTTTCCAATTCTTTCTTTTGCTGCTTTGTCGCATTGTCAACATCTCCAATCTCTGATACTAAAGCGTCATACTCCGCCTGCAACTCATTAACTCTATCTCTGCTTTTTGTTACCGCTGTCTGTTGTTTTTGATATGCTGATATATCCTTTATCTTTCCGTTTGCACTTTGCAGATTGCTTTGTAATGTCTGCATTGTTTTTGACGCATTTTTAAAGGATTGCGAAAAGTTCGGCCCAAGCCTTGCCGTCAACTGAAAAAGTAACTCAAATTGTTTGCCTGCTGCCACTCCGCACCTCCTTTTCTGCATAATAAAAGCACCTTGGAAAATATCGCTATTTCCCTTGGTGCTGTTTTATATCAAACAACATTTGAATTAAATTTTACTATTTTTCTTCGTAAGTGTATTCTCCGTTATCTTGTAGTAAAATATCTCCTACCGTTTCTTCTAACATCCCCTCATCATTGAGTTTTCCATAACTTACAATTATAATTCCCGAACCTCCAAAAAACACGCCCGTTCCATCATTGCAAACTACCGTAAAGTAATTATAACCGCTGTCTTTTACTACGGTATCCGCAAATTCCTTAAAATCTTCCTGCGTGACATCCTGCAGGTCCTCCTTGCTGATTTCAATATAGGCTCTTTCCCCTATTTTGTCCGTACCGAATCCATTCATTACATCCGCCGTCTTTACCTTTGCCTGCGTCAGAGGATTTTTATGTACCGCCGGGTAAATCTGCTCTGTGCCCTGCATTACCGTATCTACGGCATTGTCCTTTAAGGTCACTTCCAACTGCAATAAGCCGGCCCATACCGTATAGACGTTATCGCCGTTTCCCTTGAAAACATACTGCGTCTTTTCATCTACGCCACATTCCGTAACAAGGATAGTAAAGACGCTATCCGCTTCCTCCTGCGACAATCCCATAGTGCTTTTTATAGTCCCTATGGAATCCTCGTAAAACTCGTATTCCGCTTTCAGATTTTCGGATAATCCGGAAGTGTTTGCCCCACCGGAACAGGCGTTCAGCATAAGCATTATGACGGTAGCGACCGCCAAAAAAGAAATTTTTTTCATAAACTTTTACCTCCTGCGGTTTTTCTTATATTTTACCGCAGGAGATACTTTCTTTCAACATCATTTTACTTTTGTTTCTTCTGCTCTTCGACAATCTCGTTATACTCGGCAATCCAAGAATCTAATTCCCTTGGTGTCCGGCTCAACCAAAACTCTAACCCGGTATGCGTTTCCTTGGATAACAGTAGGCTATTTCGTTTAAACCATTTGATAGGATTCTGCCTTAGAATCCCGTGCTTATTAAAAAATCCCTGCTCTTATTCTTGATTTTCCCAAAATCACGGATAGGCATATGGGCGATAACGTCACTTCCTACCCCTGCTGCCTTGGCTGCCAAGCGGTAGAGGAATGAGGTTGAAATTTCCGGGGATAATGCGTATTCCCCGACCGCTGCCATTTCGTTTTCAATGGCTACAAGGTCGTCGCCTATCAGTTTTTCAAAGTCGAAAACCAGCCTTGTATAGGTCTTTTCCTCGAATGTGTACGGCTTCGTAAACTCATGCACATACGCCCCCTCCGGCGTGTCCGAATCGGTCACAACTTTAACTGCTTCCTTTGTTTCCTCTGCTGCCTGCTCGTTTGCTGTTTTCTTAATATCTTCCATTTTCTAATCCTCCATAATCTGATTTTAGGCAGGAAAAAAGCACGGCTTCCCGTGCTTACTTTCCAAGTGCCTTTCTTACATCCGCCAAGTAGTCCTTTCCGTTCACAAAATAGATATAATTCAGCGGGTCAATTTCAAGCATTTTCTTACCGTCAATGTATGTAGCGTAGTATGAGGTCGCATATTCCCCGCTTACCTCCGCTGCGCTCGCCGTAGCCACCTTTCCGGGGTTAAGTTTCTTGGGGGTCAGTACCAAAATGTGCTTAACCCTCACTACCTCCGTTGTGCCTTTTACGGTATCTTTCTGCTGCTGTGCTGCCCTTAAATCAATGTTGTGCTGTCTAGGCTCATTTAATTTAATGGCGTTCTTTGTTACGGTTCTGAAATTGAAAGTGGTTGTCATTGCTTCGATTGCACCCAAGATAACGGATTCAATCTTACCGCCAATGCCTGCCCCGCTGATTTCCTCGGTAATGTTGGAAATTTCGGGCAACGCCACCTCCGACAACCCCATATACTCGGTTGCGTCCTCATACACCGCAAACCCTATTACGGTTTCGTCAATCTTCGGCATATCCTCTTACCTCCTTATGCTGCGAATAGATTTTCAAGGTAACTTACGTCATACTCAAGGACAAAATCAAGTTCGTTGGCAGGACTAGGCGGGGTAAGGTAAATGTGGAAATGAGCGATACCCGCCATTAAATCCGTGTCGGTATTCTCTTCCTCCAAAAACTCAATACGCCCTCCTAAAATTACCTCTTCCGCCATTAGACCGTTAAGCCAAAGGTTAAGGCTCTGTACCACGGATTCTATCAAGCGTCTGTTTAATTTCCTGTCAACCTTATTCCATACGGAAATGATAACAGAATTTGCCACCCAACCGAACATACGGCTTACGCAATAGAAATAATCCGTCACGTCCGTATTGGCAGGATAGCAGGCGGTTTCATTTCCCCAAGACACATAACCGCCCATGAGGTTTAACCCTGTTATGATACCCTGTGAGTTGAGGTAGTTCGCCTTGGTAAGGTCTAACAGTACCTCCGTTCCGTCCGCTAACGCCATGCCGTCAATCTGCAAGGTCTTATTGCTTGCCGATTCACACGGCGTACCCTTTCCCAAATCTTCGTTAGCGTCCGTTGCCGACATACTCCCGGCAAGGTGTGTAGAATAATGGTACAGTTTACCCCCAAGCGTCAGCATGGGCCACGCCAACAACTCGGACGGCTGCGTAATGTTGTTCTTATTCTTCCACTCCACCGCTTCCGTGTATGTCGTGGCTTCCGTTGTGTCAACGTCAATAATCGCTTTCCCCACAAACAAGCCGTTTATGTTCTCCGCCTTGGCTGCCATGATTGCAGCTACTTCGCTGTCGTGCGAAAAATTGGGGGCAAGGAAAAGCGTAGGGATAACCCGGTATTTCGGGAAAACGGAATCCACCAACTCAAAACCTTTTGATTTCTTCGTTGCGGTATCATATCCGCCGATAACGTCCGCTTTTGTAACCTTGGACGGGTCCACGGCGTTAAACTTGATATTGAGTTTTGCGGTGTCAGACGTGATTTTTCCGCCCTCGATACGCTCCAAACGTAAAACGCCGTCCGTATAGATAAGGTCGTAATCAATCCCCCTGCCGTAATCCTCGGTCAATTCTTCCTCTCCGTTGTACCCCCTCACAACCACGGAATCCGCCAACGCTTCAAACGGCAAATCCGTAACGCCTGCTGCCAAGGTCATATCCTCCGTGCTTTCCCCTGTCAAATGCTTTGCAGGGTCCAGGACATTGACCATGACAATAGGCCCATTCTGATAAAGCCGGAAACTTGCATAGATTTCCTCGCAAATATCGTATTTCTTCCAATCCTCGCTATATCCCATTGCCTGTACTGCTTCGGCGTAGGAATGTGCTAAAATCGGCTCGTTTACCGCACCGCCTACCGTATGGGCGGGGGCAGCACCTACGATAAAATGAATACTGCTGTCTGCGGTAACAGGCGTTGAAACTGTCGTAGCCTGCTTACTCGCTTTCGCTCCATGATAATAAGCCATTCTTAACCCTCCTTATTCCTGCTTGACAGGCTCAAAACGTCATTGTAATACTTGTTAAGTAACGTGCCTGCCTTTCTTACCTTTGCCTTGTTTACTGCAAGGCTTTCCGTTGCCACGATAAGCAACCTTACCTGTGGAATCTTTTCCAAAGTGTCCTTTAAATGCTCTTCGACACTCTCACGGCTCCCGGAAAATATGGTATTCTCCACTAAGCCGGTCCTTGTGGTCG